GTTCGCCGTACTGTCCTGAGTCCGGGCAAAATCACCCATAGCATTAGCGCTCTGCTTCATGGCTATTTGCAATGTGGCCTCGGCCTTGGCCTGCAAGAGTGACATGCCGGTCAGTTTTTCCTTGCCAACCCGCATCAACTCTTCCTTGACCATCTCCTCAGTAACGACAATGCCAAGCGCCTTGACCGATTCGCGCTCTCCAAGCATGGCCTTGGTCAGGGCGTCGCTGGCCCCTTGTGCACCGCCCGAAAAGTTCGTAAACGATGCCAAGTCAATGGCCAGCTTTTGAGTTTGCAATGACAGATCGAGCGCTGCATCCCCAGTCAATCCGAGACCGGTCAGTAGGTCCCCGGTTGCGGATAACATCGTCTCGGATGCCAGTTTCGACACGCCCCAACTGTCGGACAATTCTTTGGATGCGGTTGCCGCCTGACCCGCCACGGTCTGAAATACGGTGCCGAACTTGGAATGCGTCTCCTCAGCGTCAATGGCCATTTTGATTGAACTGCCGATCTCGCGAGTGATCATTCGGAAACCGGATTGCACCAGGGCAAACGCAGCTTGGCCCAAGGCCATCTGCGCCCACATGGAGCCGAACCCCTTGGACATCTTGCCCGTTGCGCCGGTAGTTTCTTTTTCCAGCTTGACTATTTCGCCGTTGATGTTTTTGATGACGGGCAGTCCCTTATCATCAATCTCAATGACAAATTTCAAGCGTCCGGCTTCAGCCATTTATGGTCTCCCCGTTCATTATGCGGCGCATTGTTTTGATCTTGCCCAGCAATTCAAGTGAGTCATTCCCCGGCAATCCGAGCAAGGCAATCACCGGGCAAACACTGGACAAATTCATGGTAGCTTTCCCCTTATCATAAAAGGTTGCTTGATCGGCAACCAAATTCCAGACCTTAAAGGCCAGCGAATTCTCAGGCTCAATCGTGGGCGCGTCCTGAGCAACGTGCCCCGCCTCTTGCAAGAGTTTCCGCTGGCCTTCACTGAGGTCGCCCCCCTTCCTGTGAAAGTTGACAACCTCTATCAGTTTTTTAGTTCTGCTTCCTTGGCCTTGACATTCGCAGCATCGATGCCGTCCATGGCATCATTCAGCCATTTCATGAAGTTGGTGGAGTGCATTTCTGCCAGTTCGCGCCTCAGCTCTTCGGTAAAAGGGATCTCGGTCTCCCGGCCCTTGTCACCCTTGAACTGAAACTCCGCTCCCTTGTTGGCGCAGTCGTAAATAATTAGCAGATGCTTGTTTTTTAACCCCCTCCATCCTTTAACGGATCGCAGAATGACCAGGCGATTGAACTTGTCAAAGTCAATCCGGTCAAGGAAATCCTCTTTCTGATTTTCAATGCTCTTGACGTTCTGCTTGGCTGATTTCAAAATCAACTGTTTTTCATCCTTTGGAATGTTCTCGATCTCAAAGGTCGCGACCGAACCGTCCAGGAACTTGATCTCCTGGTCTGCGAATCTCTTTATCAACTCCATGTATCCTCCAAGGGTGAAGCTGTCACCCTATATCATGGTCAGTGTCAATTCGTCATCGAAGGCCGCTGAAGCAATCGCAGTACCCGTAAGGCCGATCCCCAACTCCTCGCCGCCACTCAGAACAGGATCATTGTAAACGACCAGCGGCATGTCGAAGGTGTAACGGTATGCCGCCACGTTGCCAACAGGAATCGAAACGTGCTTTTGTGTCTGGGCCTTACTCTCGGCATAGTACAACGCTTCACCTTTCCGAAATACCTTATTGCAGGTATAGAGCACTTGACGGTTCCCGGCGCGGAATGCGGTTATCGGGTACAGGTTGCTGGTTTTTTCGTTTGCCTTCAGTTTAAAATTGTTCGTGATCTCTACCGATGAATCAAAGATCAAGATATCAGCCAACGCACCCCCGGCCAGACATTCCTGGGCAGAACCCAAGCGACCGAATACCGTCGAGCCGCCATCTGAAGCAGTAGGCACAAAGCCATCAACAATACTGCCGGTCGGAACGGCAACCAACAGGGCGGGAATAGTTATCGTACCAGTTGCCAGCACCGAAGCTGAAACAGTAAATCCAGCGCCAGAATTGTTATCAACTACAGCACCAGTAGTTGGGTTGCGAAACTGCACCTGACATCCAACCTCAAATTGTCTGGCGTCCAGAACCCCGCCCGCGCTCTTGACAACGATATCAGTAGCGCCTATGGGATACTCTGTAGCATGAAAAGCATAGGCATACCCAGCCATGACCTGCTTGCAGAACGTGCCGCTGACTTGGACCTGTCCGAGAGCATCCTGGGATTCATCGGCCTTGACCGGGAATACCAGCTTATCAACGATACAGCCGGAATTGAACGTCACCATGTGGCCGAACCGGTGAGTGAATGACAGGCCCATGACATCATCATTGATGCCGCCAAGGTTATAGATGACGCTGGTTGATCCAACAACTGCAGCCGCCTCGCCGAACCCGGCCGCTATGATCTCGCTGCCCTTGGGCGGAGTGCCCAGCGCCCCGGACGGTTTCAAAAACATAGTGAACGAAAACTGTCCAGGCTCAAAGCCCAGGGAAAGTTTTGGCAATTCCGAGATTGTCATTTTCTTCTGAGGATCAGACAAGAAAGTTTTAGGCTGGGTGAATACCGCATCCGTGATCAGCGGCACGACATCGGCCGCAACGGGATATTCAAGCGTCCCGAAATCTGCCTCTGCTGTTACAAACAGGACTTCATCTTTTGCAGTTGAAATTGTATCGATGGCCATGGTTATTCCTCCAACTTCGATTTTTCGTACTTTGCTTTTTTGTCAGGGACAACTTCCCATTCATCCGTTCTCAGTAATTGATCGATGACAACCTTGTTATTGTCATTCACTTCAACGGTATCCCCGGCAACCCAGCAACCACTCGGCCTATTCGGATTCGCAAACCCGGAGATAGTGGCTTCCGGGAATGGAGTTTTACAAATGACTTTCATTTTACGCTCCTTCATAGTATTCGATTTGAAAACCAATGGACGCCCCTTCGACCCCGAACTGCAAGTAATCCTCAGTCCCATATATGGCCGTTATGGTAGCATCCGCGATGTTTCCGGTCAGCCCGACAGTAAGCAGGAACCGCTCATTTTTCAGTTCATCCATGGCTTTTTTCAGCAGGGCAAGTGATCCTACCTGTCCGCCGGTAATGCCAATGACCGGGGCCTGCGCCCTCCAGATCGTATCGTCAATGTAAACTGAAAAACGGTGCCGATAATGCCCCGAGCCTGACTTTTGATAAACAATGTCCGCCCCGCCATAAACGACTTTAGCGTATGGCTTCTCGCCCGGGAAAATGATATTCCTGGACTGGGCAGCATAGACTCTGACTCCAAGTTCAGTGACCGTCTTCAACTCGGTGATTACAGCGTTCATCAATTCCAGTGCTAACATTTCACACCTTGAACTTTTTATAGATGCCGTTCATTTCGCGGACATCCGAGTCAGTGAGCATCATGTAAGGAGATGCTGGAACTTTGGTCTTTCTACCACGCCCACCCGTGAACCCGAAATGTTGAGGTGCAGCATATTTTGACGCTTGATCAGAGGTTGAGATTTCCACCTTTTTATGTGGGAATTCGGGATGAATCCCATTCAGTAGAACCCTAGTGTCCTGCAATCGCTTTGCCGAACTGCCGCCCCTACGCTTGGATGGATTTTTAAGCGGCGGCCAAACTCCTTTTGCGCCAGATTCACTGCGCCCACCGGCCTTGAAATTCCGCAGCACTCCGGCCAGGGCAATCACGCCTATTTGTTTTTGGACCTGGGGAATTTCGATAAATTCCCCAAGCCGCTTGATCGTTTTTGAAATGGTGTTTTCCTGTACGATTATCCTCATGTTGTATCATTGTCGCCAAAGGCATTCATAGTGAACTTGTTGTTGTCATACAGGTCGACTTGACCAAAGTGGGAAGGGGTATCCGGCTCCGGGTCCAGCGTAGCTTCGCCCAGTCCCACCTTCCCATTGGCCATTTTATCGAGCAGTTTCACTGCATCGTTGTACTTGTTCTCCACGGCTTCCGGTGCGCCATCCTCCCGCATGTACAGGAAGTAAATGGCAATGTCCATCGAAAGCCGGTTGACCACTTTCGGCACCGTTGTCAGCGGCACCGTATACCGCAAGCAAAGGTATGAGTCTATGACCGCATCGGCATCGACAATTGCGGATTCCACCACGGCCGTGTCAACGGCTGTAGGTGCCGCCGTGGAAGCGGTCAACTGAATCAGTATCCGCTCCCACTTAGCAAGCTTCAGGTCTGCCAATGTCGAATAGGCCATTATTTACCCTTGCGTTTTGGTTTTGGTTTTGTTACCGGTACACCGGCCGTCTTGGCCACCTCCCTTACTTCAACTTCACCAAACTGTACCCGCAACATTACGCGATAGTGAATTTTTTCAGGGACTTCCACCCACACGCCATCAGTGATTTTCGTATCACCGATAATTAATTCACCGGCGCAATGTCCAGGCTTTAACTTGGCTTCCATTTTAATTATTGATCCAGATGGCCAACTGAGGCAGACCGTAACCCATGTTGTATTCAGCATCGACACCGTATTCCACGCCGCCAGTATCAAATACATTCTTGGTTTCCCAGCCTTTCCCGGAACCCATCGTAGTGTCGGACGGAGCCAGAGCTTTTTTCTCCTGGAACATGAACGGAGCCACGGGCATTCCAGGAATGGTGAGCACCCAGTCGTTGCCGAGATCGGGCACAGCTAAGAGCGAGTCAACCTGGCCGAAGTAGGGATTCAGGGTAGCTGTGGCTGAATTCTGCCACATGAAAGTTTCCTGGAAAAGGGTATCATAAATCACATCGTACATCAGTATGGGTTTCGGCAGAGCCGCGCCAAAGATCAGCGAACCATTCCGACGACGGTATCCCTTGAAGGCAATCAGCGCTGACGAAAAATCAGCCTTAATGTGGGCCACAGTGTCCACGCCGGTTCCGGTCAACAAATTGGAAAAGGTGTTCCCACCTTCACGCGGGCAAGGGTGGGTTGTAGAAAAGAAATACTTGCCATCGAAGCACACACCGGTAGCGGTAATACCAGCCTTGACAACTTCGATCAGAAGTTGCATCGGATGTTCCGCTGATACCTGCGCCAGCATCGGCATTTTGGCCTTGATCTGGTTATAAATAACCTTGTCTTGCAAGTCGGCGCGGTCAAAGGCCAAGGTTGATTCGAACGCCTTGTTTTCCAGGGTATATTTGTACTTTTTCAACCCTTTGTGTACGCGACCAGCAAGCCATTCCGTCATTCCCGGCAACTCACCGAGCCACTCATAGGTCTCGGTTTTCGCACCGGTAGAAGGCGGAAACATGCACAGCCTCCGCCATGCCTGCGTATTCGACATGGTTTCGAGATTCTTGAAAAGCTCGATATTGGAAGCACGCAAAATTCCAGGAGTTAAAACTTCAATTCCCATGATATCCTCCCTTACGCCCGCACGTTCATGTCAACCCAGACCACGGTAGCCGAGTCAACCTTTACAACCATGCCGACGACAATGTCGTTCGTAGTAGTGGCTGCCAGGGCAACGGTCGTATCGTCCACGACGTAAACCAGGTTCCCCACCCATGCTTGATCGGCACTGGCAGCAGTAAACTTTTCGATCTTTCCCCTGCGAACCAGAACCGACAGACCACCGGCAGCTCCAGCAGAATTGTCCTTCTCTTCCAGAGCAATACCGACAACCCGCTGATCGGCCGTATCACCGGCCACAGAACCGTATCCGCTCGCAGTCGTATCCACCGCTACCAACGACCCCTT